CATCGCTTCATACAATCCAAGTTTAGCCTTGTTTACATTTGTCGTGCCATTAGCAACTGCTCCAGTTGGTCTATGTACCATAACAGATCCAAGTTCAATAAACAATGCACCTCCAGTTCCAAATACACTAATTTTACCGGCAGTTGATCTAACCGGTAAAAATATTTTACAATATGATCAAGCTTATAATAATTATTATGTAGTTGATGAAACATTATCAATCGCAAGTGGAAAGGTTGTTTCAACTCAAATATCTTCATATAATTTTTTAACAAATACAGCTACATTGGAAGGTCCTTTAGCTGGATGGACGGTGACAGATTCTTATACGTTGCGTAAAACATTACCTACTCAATTTTTAACGACAATTGCGATACCGGCAAGTGTCGTATCACTTCCCTATACTATCCCATCATCTGATATTACATTAACATCTAGTTGTATTTTTTTACCATCGACTGCAAATCAAACCGATAATTATTATACTGGACAATATATTTATGTATATCCTCAAAAGTTAACTGGTACCCAAAGCAATGAAAATACACCTCTTTCAAACATAGAAGGAAATTGTTTTCACATTAATTCATATGTCGGCAACGGATATAATGCTTGTTTTGTATCACCGGTTACCCCTCCAAATGTAGATCGTCCCACTCAATATTATCCTAGTTACGCAAGTTCATCTACACCAAACATACCTACGGCTGGTACATTAATTAATATTGTATCATTTTCAAATGATAATTATACTCCTCTCATATACAACGGAAGCGTCGTTTCACAGAATGAAACAGTGGCATATGAAATTAGTCTTGTAAATTTGACATTACCAAATATTACTCTTGTGACTGGAGCAAGAATTGCATATTATCCATATGTGTATGTTGAATTGTCAAATGTAACTGCTTCAAGTAGTTCGTCAAAAAATGTGATTTACAGTAATAATCCAAATAGCAATCGAGCTCTTTTTCTTGTACCTATTACAGATATCAATGATCCTCAGCGTTCTCCGTTTATTAAACTAGATGCGGGGTCGATGGTACAAACTGTAAAATTTAAACCAAATGATTGTTTACGTTTTTCGGTATTTTTATCAGATGGAACACTTTACCAGACAATTATGAGTGATTATTATTGTCCGTCGGCTCCGAATCCATTGGTACAAATTGACGCACTTTTTGGCATTCGAAGATTGTCAGGCGTATAATCAAATTTTTTAAATTTAATTTAACTATTATTAAATTAAATGCATCTGTCTATTCTTCTTTTTTATATTGCTGTTTTTCTTCTCATTTTGTATTACAAATACAAATACGAAGGTGCTTCCGAAGGTTATTCCAAAGGTTATTCCAAAGGTTATTCCAAAGGTTATTCCAAAGGTTATTCCAAAGGTAATTCTTGCTCCGGATCTGGTTACAAAAAGTTAAACATGTCAAGTGATTCTTCATGGAAATGTAATTGCTGTACTACATATGGAAGTCTTTTTGATTATAAAAAACAACTTGGTGATCAAACATATGGGGTGCACAATGGATGTCAGAAAATTTTCTAAGCTTTTGTGTCTCTTTCTTTTTGCATTTTCATAGCTTTAGCAAGAAGATTTCCACCGGCATTAACTTTTAACGTTTGTTCAGCTTGTTTTGAACTTACTTCTCTTTCCGAAAAATCTGAATGTTCATTTTTATCGACATGAACAAACGTATTGATTCCTTTTTCTGATTCATTTTCTATTTCTAAATCTAAATCTTCAATTGGAGTAAATGTCATACTTGTTTTTAATTTTCCGATTTTTGGAAGTGTTTCAAAATCTTGTCCTCTGCTAAATTCTTTTGGTTGTCTCTCACTTTCTTGAACGAATTCAACTTTTTTTTTAGGTTTTTCATCTAATTGTTGTTGAAGCATACGTTGTTGAAGTAAAAGTTGTTCTTTCATAGCTTGTTCTTTCATAGCATTTTCTTTTTCTTTTTCTTTTTCTTTGATAACATTCTGCATTGTTGTAAAAAAATCAAATGCATTATGACCTTCAAAAATATCAAAATTTCCAGTTTCTTCGTTTAATCTTATAAAACAAGGGACGCCTTGAACTTTGATTTTCTCATCATTTAGAATTTTATCTCTAATTTTTTTATTATCAATACAAACAAGACTAATTGATTCTAATAATACAGGTGTTTTTTGTAACTGTGAAAGTAATTTTTTAGAAGCATTTGAAAATTTACTATAAAGAAGTACGTCCATTATTGTTTTTACATTAAAAACCATATTTTAAATATAAATTAAAATATAAAATATAAATATGGAATACGGTAATTGTATTGACGGAGATTTATTTAATGTATTAAAAGGTTCGGTTATAAACACAAACAATGAATATAATGATAGAATTGATCCAAACCAGTATATTGGATGGTCTACTATTACAGAATGGGCTCCTTTACCTCGACAATTATTTACAAAAAGAACTGTAAAAATTATACAAATAAAAGTATATGAATATTTGTTAAAAGCAATGGGTAAAAAAATTATTCCATCAGAACGAATCACAATTACTGCTTTATATGGTGTATTTGAGAATCATATTCCTAGAACTGGAGATATGTATGGAAAATATCTAGTAGTAGATGAAACTCAACGCGATGATTATGGTTACATTGTTGACAAGACGATTTCATTATTGATATGTGGTATACAGACAGATTTAGAAATGCAAGATGCAAACAGCAAACTTTCAATATGGAACACGGTATTGGGAGATTTTAATGAAAATGGATTACGACAATTTCCTCCTATTAAACTACGCGAACGAGGTCCAGATCGTATGCTTTTTCATATGAAGTATTAAATGAAAATGTGAAAATGAAATGAAAATGTGAAAATAAAATTAAAGTTTTTAATAAAGATGACCAACGTTTCTACTATTGTAATATATATTCTTGTTTTGATTTGTATTTTTGTTGCCGGAAATCCAACAATTCAAGCGCGTTTTGCAAATTTATGTAACAAGGATCAACCTGATATGATTTCAGGATTTTTTCTATCATTATTGGTAGGGTCTTTATTGGTAGCAATTTTCATGATATTAAAAAGAAAAGGTAATGTATCAGAACCATTTTTATTTCAAGTAAGTAAGTTTAATCCTAGATGCAATGGTTTATATATTGGAAAACCTACAACATTTCAGTATGATAGAATTGGTTGTCAGTATAACCCACCAGTATCAGAATTTAATCCAGATTTTATAAATACAAATGGCGTGCCTGTTGCTCCAACTTTTTGTAAAGAAGATCCTAATCCTCCTCTAGGTTACATTGCACATCCAGGAGATCATTTATACAATTCTGACCCACATATCTTTCCTAATTTTGGCGATAAATTAAATTAATTAACTTTTAATTAAGAAACCATATTAATTAAAATTTAATTATTAGTGATAATAATAAATGTCTACTTTATTATTATCTAAACCAAGTGAAGTTCCTTATGGTGAGTTAATACCTACGCAAATTATTTCAACTGCGTACGAAGAATTATATTCTAAAAAAAAACAAGAAAATGAAGAATTTTTGCGGTTATTAAAAAAAGGGTTAGACGAAAAATACAGCAAAGGTGAAGCTAGAATGGAATTAGTCATGCTTGATGCTGACAAAATTATTTATAATTCGGATGGAGTAATCGAAAGAATGACACAAATACCTCAATATAAAACAGAAAATGATGTTGAAACATTTGTAATTGAAAAATTTGTAGATTTGCCAAGTAATTTTATAGGAGATTATTTAACAACTGTAATGAAAAAGGTAAAAACCGAAGAACTAGAAATGGAGCTAGAAAAAAAACAAGAATATGAAAATAAAGTAAAAAGTGTCTATTTTTTTCTAAAAGAAAAATTAACTACAGGTAAGGACAATTTAGAATTATTTTTAAACAAAAATATTGACGAAATGATTGAATTGTGTCAAGAAAAAGAATACGAATTTAAAGTAAAAAATTACAAGGATAATACAGAAATGTCTAGTTACTTTTTAGAAAACCCTTCTTTAATACCTAGTCTTTTACGACATTTTTTATATGAAGATTATAATGCTAACTTACGGTCTGAATTAGAAAATAATTTATTGGTATGTTATATTAACATATTATTAGATAAAAAAGGTTACTCAATAAATGGAAAATCAGAAGCAGAAATAAATAAAATAAATAAAGAACGAAATGAAATCCAAAAAAAGTTACTAGAAGAACTATCAGAAAAGAATCAATTTCAACCATTGCTTAAACGTTTAGTAGAATTGTATAAATTAGGAAAATTAAAATGCCAAATCGATGAAAGCGTATTTCGTTTTTTACATAAAGATGATGTACTTTTTTCTGGTATTGATGTATTTGAAACCTATGTACGTGCTGAAGATTTTCGTAAAAAACGAATTGCCGATATGAAAATGATGGTGAAAATTGCTAAAAAAGAAAGTGATAAAGAAAGTGGTAAAGAAAGTGGTAAAGAAAGTGGTAAAGAAATTCTCAAAGAAATTCTCCTGTCAAAATCTAAATCAAAATCTAAATCTAAATCTAAACCTAAACCTAAACCTAAACAGGTTGAAAAAGAAATGGTATACGATTTTACTAGTATACATAATCCAATGTTTCAATCTGAAATTGTAATTGATTTTATAACATACAATAGTGTAATTGATTATGTTGTCAAAAATATGTCGAAATGGTTAGATAGAAATTCTGGATACAAATACACAGAATTAGATTATATTAATAAAAAAATTGCATTCGAACATGGAATTCTTCAAAAAACAGCTTCTGATTTGTTAAATAAAAAATACGCTTGCAAAGACAAAGAACCTTCTCATATTGCTAAATTATTATTGTCAACAGAAGATCGACTTATTATTTACAATGATGAATCAGATTATATTTTTGGATCAGGTGGAAACCCATCAACAAATAATTTTATCGGTAAAAAATTAATGTCAATCCGAGACGTACTTAAAAAGAAATACATGGGATATAAAGTTGAATTACCAAAAATTAAAATGATAAGCGACATGTTTCAAAACAAGTCTATACTTGATTTTACATTAACAAAAGTAAAAGATTTAAATGATATGATTTTATATGTCAAGGAAATTTTGCAAAAATCCCAAATTACCGATATGCAAGCTTTTCAATTTATTTACAAAAACTTTTTAGATTGTATAGAAAAACGTACTGAAAAAGATGAAAAGGATAACACTAAAATTGTAACAAAACATATTACATATCCTAAATTTAATAAAGCTAATGTTCCTGCAGATTTTACAGAAATAACTGGTATAAATTGTTCAAAAGAATGTAAACAAGAATTATGGAAATACATGTATTATGTATATACTAGAACACTTACACTTTATAATGAAAAGAGAGGCGAAGGTGAAGGTGAAGGTGAAGGCGAAATGATAATGGGTGATTATATCTTTGTAGTCCTAAATAAATTATTAGAACAAAAAATTAAAAAAGAAACGACAACGTTATCATTGTTTTCAACTGATTCATTCGAAGATCGGAAAAAATACGAAAAACATTTAACTATAAAAAATGAAAAAATCGATTTCAATAATTTTGGAGGTTTCAGTGAAGCCATTTTAATGGAAATTCAATTGGATACACCAATCAATTATGCATTATTTTTAACTACAGCTGAAAGTCAATATAGTTCATTGATGCCTTCTCATATACCACATGTAAGTGATATTATGGAAAATTGGTTTAAAAATCCAAAAGTTATTATTGATGCAACTGCTCATGTTGGTGTAGATACCATTCATTTTGCAACAATGTTCACAAAAGCAGAAATTTATTCATACGAAATAAACAACGAAACCTTTCAGTTATTAGAGGAAAATGTGAAACGTCAAGAACAGTACAGTAAAAATAAAAAATTAAAAAATTTATCCCAGCGTTTACATGTAATTAATAGTGATTTTAATATAGCTGAATTACCAATGAAAATGGCTGATTTTGTCTATATAGATGCTCCATGGGGAGGCCCTTCCTATAAAAAAATACCAAAAGGTAAATTGGAATTGTATTTAGGTAATGTTAACATAAAAGAAGTAGCTAGATTATTATTAGTAGGCGGAAGAACAAAAGAAGTAGTTATCAAAGTTCCTTACAACTATCGTTTCGACAATTTAGAAAATTGGTTTACTTTTGATATAAAAGAGGTTGAAGGTACAACATACTCTCTTGTAAAATTACAAATTAAATCAAGTGAAATTAAAAAATGTAATATAAGAACATTATGCGTAAGCACATTTATATCTCTTTTGAATGCTATAAAAATATACAGAAAAAAAGATAAAATCGACGAAAGCGATTTGAAACTAGCATTTAGATTATTGTATTTATCCGAAGATACTGTTTTCCCTGATAAAGAAAAACCATTCAATAAATTTTATTTAGATATCGTCTCATCATTATTTAATATAGATCATAAAGAACTACAAAAACTAAAAACTGATAAAGAAAGTGATAAAGAAAGTGATAAAAAACCAACTAAAAAAGATATTCTTATTGGAAAAATTATTAGTGATATGAAGAAATCCAAAAATATATATGATTATAAAATTTGCGAAATGGTTTGCGAGAAATGTGGATTAGTAAAAGATGTAGACGAACATACATGCACAGTTGATAGAGAAAATGTTTGTATATTTTGTAAACGTGATATGAAAATTGGAAAACATCAATGTAAATATGTATGTGTTACTGAAAATTTTAAAGAATACAATGATGATATCATTTTAAATTTTGCTGAAATATCTAAAAAAATAGAAGAAGTAAAACGTGAAACATTTATAGACGCATTTTTTGCACAAAAAGATGTATTAGAAAAATTAACAAACGTTTATAACGGTTCAGGTAAATTAGAAGAAGAATTTCCAGATGTAGATAAAGATCTTTTAAAAAAATATACATTTTATATTAAAGACAGATATGAAACCGAATACGAAACTGAAAACAAAAAGATGTTTCCTATGGAAGATTTTGATAAAATTATAACGATTTCAATTGTTTTTGAACAATTAGTCGAAGCCATCGTTAATAGTATTGAACATTTTACATATAATGATATTATTAAACGTTTAATGCTTTTTTCGCATCCACGATACGTCGAACCGACAAATAGGGATATGATCGACGACGTTTTATACGTTCAAGATGAAAATATAGTAGACGAAATTGAAAACGAAGAAGAAGAAGAAGAAGATATTTTTCAAAATAATGATGATAATGATGATGATAATGATGATAGTCAAGAGGGAAGTGAACCAAGAAGTGGAAGTATAAGATCAGTTGCTTCTGGAGACTCATTTGCAAGTGATGATGAATATAATCATCAAGAAGATTAAACACATATATAAAATAAATTGTTTTATATAAAGATGGAACATTATAAAAAAATTATTAATGGGGAAGAAATCAACTCTTTTCCAGAAGATACAAAGTATCAATTTATAAATAGAGTAGCTGTACATTTTAAAACATTACCACGTTTCATGTCTGAAATAAAAGACGATAATGTACTTTTACTAGAAAAAATGGTAAAAAAGGAAAAATCGATCACTACATTTAAGGAATTTTTTGAAAAAAATAAAGAAAATTTTCCAGATCCATCTATTGTAGCCGAATTATGGCTTTTGAATGATAAAGAAAGTGAACCACAAAAATTTTTAGGATATAAAGAAATGAAAGATATACTTAAAAAAACAACCTTAAATGTGGATGAATATAATGAAAATATTTCTGAAAGAAAAGAAAAAATAAAACAAGAAAAAAGTGAGTTGAAAGCTATGGTTGAAGAACAAGATGAACTATATAAACAAATAATGGATCAAAAAAAACCAAAAAATATACAATTTATACCAAAAGGACATACAGTTTCATTAGATACAAGTATCACAAATCGGTCGTTAGATTACATATTTAACAGTATAGAATGTACAGAAGATATTCCATTTTTTTGTTATAAGAATTTTTGTAAAGTAAAAACAGGTTTTTCATTAGAAAACGTAAAAGAATGGAGCGAATTAGACGAAAACCAAGAAAATGAAGAAAAAATTTTATTAAAAATAAAAATCGGAAACAGTTTTTTAAATGGATATCTATCTTTAACTAATGAATTATTACAATTTACAATTGATAGTACAATTGGTTCAATCGATTCGATTAAAGACAATGTTTCATCAATTTTTCCAAAGGCAATTTCATTTAAAAATGAACGTAAACTAAATATCAGAGGGTTGATCATGTTTCCTGAACAACAATTTCTAAAATTTGTAATGAGTGACATCATTATGAATAATAAAATTATATCTTTGTTTGTTTCGGTAGATGAAAAAGACAAAGCTACTACAAAAAAAACAGGTTTATTATTAAAATACAAAGGAGGAAACAAAGGAGGAAACAAAGGAGGAACTGGTGATAAAGATTCTTCCTGTAATGTGATAAGTAAAAAAGTTATTCAAAATGATGTAGATTCAAAAGAGTTACTACAGCATGATAAAGATAAAAAGATAAAAATAGGAGATAATTTTATTAGAATAAGTGTGACTAATTTCAAAGATACTGCTAGTATAGATCGTTTTATATTTATTTTTTCAAAAATTCTAACAATATATGAAGAAACTGAAAAGGAAATCATAAATGAATATAAAAGATTTATACCAGATATAGAATCTTTTATAGAAAAAGAAAATGAAATTGAGCAAAAGAAGGAAACAATCAAAGATAAAGCACCATTTGTTTTCTCATCTAATTATACTAGATGTTGCGAAAGAGATAGGCTTCCTTTGTTATTAAAAAAAGATGAAATTGATGCATCAGATGTAGATAAATATATGAAATTTCCAAAAGACAACCACTTTGATGGTATGACATTTGAAAATAGAGACTCTGAAAATAAATACAAAGAACAATTTTATTATTATTGCCCAGACAATCCGGATGATAAAAAAGAGCCAAATAAAAGAGGTAAAGTTTCAAAAAATTACCCTTATATAGGTCTTGTTGAAAGAAATAACAATTGCAAGGATGATTATTATAAATACATGCCTTGCTGTTTTGAGACAAAACAAGGAACAGAAAAAAATATTAATGATTACTTTTTAGGAAAAAAAGAAAAGAAACAACGATCAAATCAACAGGTTTTAAAAACAATTCATCATTTGTTACATCCATCTACAATATCAAAAAGAAATTTAGGTGAGATTCCGGTAAATTTAAAATATTTTTTTCAAACGTTTTACAAAGATGAAATTGACTGTGAATTTTTAAGAATGGGTGCTATACGAGATTCAACCGATTCGAATGCTCATAGTTTTTTATCATGTGTAAAAACAGCTACAGGTAAAAATATAAACATAAAAAGATTTTATGTAGCGTTACAAGAAAATTATGATTTATCAATTGATGAAATGTCCCAAATGTTTAAAGATAAAAATGTATATATGGATCCAAGAAGATGGATAAGATTACTTGAATATTATTATGAATGTAATATTGTATTATTTTCGTATAGAAACAATCCAAATTACTCTGCAACATACATCGAACCAAAACATAAAGGTCCTTATTTACAGTACAAACCATTGTACAGGGACACTATCTACATTCTTGAAAATCATGATAACGAAATACGTTGTGAATTACTTGTCAAAAAGAAAGCAGAAACATATACATATTTATTTCCGCATAAAAAAGAACATTTTATTACTCAGTTTTACCTAGAACAATCTACTAAGAATGTAGTAAAATATAGTAAAAGACCTCCTACTACAATAAATTACAAAGGACAAATACTAGATTCATTTAATAAAACAAGAGGGTTTCTTACAGAAAAAGATATTGTTTTGTTATGTGACCCAATTCCTCCAATTGATTTACCTGTAGTTGACAATGATGAAATTTACCTAGAAAACGATATTGAAAATATCAAATCAGATAAACTTTTATCTAAAATGATAGAAAAAGAAAATGAAAATGATGACATAAAACACGGTATGTTTACGATTAAAATTAAAAAAGAAAAAGATGTAGATACAATTGATAATTATATAATTGTTAAAAAAATTGCTCACATTTTAGGTGAATATTTTATATATCGTTACTCATGTTTTTGTAGACAAAAAAATCAAAAAGAATATACCATACAATCAATAAAAGAATTTATCGATCAAAATATTTTAATTTCAGGTGAGAATCCCTATAAAATAATTACTTCTTCACTTATAAACGAAAAACTAATGAAAAAAGCTGGATATGTAAATGATGAAAATAAAATAATTGTTGAAAATAATGAAACCTTAAAAAGATTGATTTGTCTTTTGCGTCTATGCATTATGAATTATATTAAAAAAGTAGAGACATATTGTGAAAAACAAGAATTTTATTCCTTTTACGATTCGATTACAGATTATAAACAAACAGATAAAAGTAGATTGTTTTATCTATCTGATATAATTACATTTCAAAATGTAAAACATATCGTATATTCAACGCTTCAACAGCTTTCTTCTTATTATTTTATATTTAGAGGTAAAATTGTGTTTGTAGACGAGGTTACTTCTATAGAAAATGACAATGGCAAATTTTTAGAATATGATAAAAACTTTAAAATAATAAATCAATCTGTTGATACGAAAGAAGATACATTGAACATTAAACGATATGTAAATGTTAATGATAAATTATATGAAATAAAGTATGTTTGAATAAATTGTTTATTAATTTTTTAATTAATAAAAAAGACGACTTAATCCATTTTTAATAAATAAATATGTTGATGTACATCAGCTAACATTTCATCTCTTATATTTAAGAGATCACTTGAGAGTTCTTGCTCTTCATCAAATTGCTGTAAAAATGTAATAAATTCATTTAATTTTTTTATTAAACCTTCTCTGCTTAAAGATGTAGATCTAACTGTCAAATGAGTTGCATCCAAGGTTCGAGATGATAATAGAATTTCAACGAATTTATCAATTTTTTCATCTAATGATTCATACAATTTTCCTGTAATAATATGTTGATTGTATATTTTTGAAGTCCAGTGAAACATACGAAGTTGTTGTTGAATTGTTAAAAATTGTTTAATGTACTCCATATTTATTATTAAAAATTTTTACATTTTAAATTTTAAAAAAAATAATTTAATAAATTATTTTTAAAATTAATTAGTTTAAAAATTATTCTTTTAAAATTATTCTTTAAATTTAATTAGTTTAAAAATTGATTAAAAATAATTTTATTTTTATTTCTTTTTTTCTTTTAATAAATGAAAGCTGAAAAAATTGTTTTTATCGTGTTGTTTTACGTAACTGTAGTTGGAGCCCTTAACTGGGGTTTCCACGCAGCTGGATACAACCTCGTTGAAAAATTAGCTGGCGCAGTCGGCGGTGAAAGTGCCAAAACTGTAGAAAATGGAATCTATTATGTTGTTGCATTGTGCGGTTTAGCTGCTGCTGTAATGTACGCTATGTATCTTCGCGATCAAGCAAAAGATGATGACAAAAAACAATAAATAACTTTAAAAATTTATTATAAATTTTTAAACCTAAAATTGAATTTAAACATTTAAAATAACAAATGAATAAAATAAACATGAAAATTCTATTTATTGGCGATCCTCATATCAAAACAGATAATAACGAAGAAGTTTCAATTCTTCTTTTAGAATTACAAAAAAATTGTGAATTATATCATTTTGACAGGATCATTATCGGAGGTGATTTAATGCATTACCACGAACGAATTTTTACACAAGCATTAAACAAAACATTAGAGTTTGTGGTAACTCTTTCTAAATACGCTCCAGTTGATATTATTGTCGGAAATCACGATATGATTAATAATCAACAATTTTTATCATCCAATCACTGGATGCATGTTCTTTCTCATTTAGAAAATGTTTTTATTATCGACAAGCCTGTCTATAGAAAAATTGAAGATTTTACTTTTTTAATTTGCCCTTATGTATTTCCTGGAAGATTTATTGAAGCACTTGAAACAGAATGCAAAGATTGGAAAAAAATGAATGTAATTTTTGCGCATCAAGAATTTAAGGGGTGCAAGATGGGTGCAATTATTTCTAAAGATGGAGATGAATGGAAAGAGGACAATCCTCTTGTTATAAGTGGACATATTCATGATAATCAACGAATTGGTAAAAATATTTATTATCCAGGAACACCTCTGCAACATGCTTTTGGAGATATGGATAAAAGAATTGTATGTTACATTGATGAAAACTGTACATGTACAGATATACCACTAGACGTACCTATTAAAAAAATAATTAATTCTGATATCAAAGATATCAAAGATATCAAAGATATCAAAGTAAAATCAAATGAATCTATAAAACTTAAATTAAAAGGGACAGCTGAAGAATGCAAATTATTTAAACAGACAGCAGTCTATACTGAATATATAAATAAAGGTGTTAAAATACAATTTGAAGTTGGTGATAAAAACGTGAGTTTAAAGGTAAACGAAGATACAAAAAAAAAGACAACCTTTAGATCAATACTTGAAAATTCTGTTCAAATGGATGGTGATACATTGTTACTAAAAATTTATAAAGAACTGTAAAAATAAAAAAGTATTATTATATAAATGAATAGAAAAAATGTCACATTCATAGATGATCTTTTTGATGCAGATAATGGTATGCCGCCAGGTCATGGTCCAGGACCTGCTGTCCCTCAAAATGATTATATGATGAAAGGTAACGCAGAAAGAGATGAATTTCGTAACCAAATTCAATCAAAACATATTCGATCAAATGACCGAGATTACGCATATGCGTTAAATGGAGGTATTGAAAATATTCAACCACCTCCGCAACCTCTTTACGAAAATTATCAACAACGTTCGTTTTTTCCATTTGAATTAGATGCATTCCAACAACCACGTTACAACATACAACAATTTCAACCAGTACAAGAAAAATATGTAGAAGAAATTTCGTGCATGACAGTAGCAAATCATATAAAAGATTGTCCTATTTGTTCCAAATTTTATAATTGTGACAATTCGATGTATATTGTTTGCATTGCATTGTTAATTATTGTTTGTATCATTTTACTTAAACGTATTATTGAAAAATCATAAACTAAAAACTAATTAAAAAATAATTAGTTTAAATACAAAGATCATAAAAATGGACAACAACGTAAAAAACGAAGTCAACGAAGAAGCGAAAGAAAAAGTAAAAGAAGAAGTGAAAGAAGAATATAACGCTCTTGTATTAGCTGGAGGAGGTTTAAAAGGTTTTGGTATATTAGGAGGAATACAATACATAATCGATTCAAAAAAAATCGAATTAAAAAAAATACATTATTATGCAGGTACAAGTATAGGAGCGGTTATCTGTTATTTTTTAGCAATTGGTTATAATCCAATTGATATCATTATTTACTGTATTACAAATGAAGTATTTGATATACAAGAAATAAAAAGTATTGATTCTATTTTAAAGGGAGAAGGAATGTATGATTTTTCAGTTTTTGCTGATCATTTTAAAAAAATGACATTGGCTAAATTAGAATACATACCAACTTTATTACAGCTTTATAAACAAATGAACAAGACTCTTTTTACTTGCACCTATAACATTACAACTAAAAAAAAAGAATACATATCATATCATAATTATCCTGACATGAGTTGTATTGATGCAATTACACTTTCAACTAGTTTACCTTTTATATTTAATGATTGTATCTATAATGAAAATTATTTTATAGATGGAGGATTTGTAGATAACTGTCCTTTTTCATCAATTTTAGAATATAAAAATGATATTAATATTATTTGTTTTAATGTTACATCATCTACAAAAGATGATTATAAAAGTTTCATTGATAAATTTTATACTGTTATAATGATTCCTATTAATGAACTGCATTTGCAATATTTAAAAAATCAAACGGAAAAATGCATTTTTATAGAAATACTTATGGAACCCATAAAAATATATGATTTTCATATAACTCATTCAAAAAAATTAGAGTTTTTTTCAGTTGGTTACAATCAGACAAAAACGTTTTTTATATCTTAATTAATCATTTAAAGCTCTTTCTTTAAGTAAAAATGTTGAGGAAACCTGTTATAAGTGTTACGAAACTTTTTACAGAAAGGCCACCTTTTCGTCCAAAAAAATTTCCAAGGATGCCTAATTTATATTTGGAATTGATAGAAAATAAAAGTAAAATCAAACCAGATTTAGTAAATAAAGAATATGTTCCTAAAAATATTGAAGAAAAAGATAGACATGAAGATCGTGATAACAACGATCGAAGAGAACGATCTGACGATCAAAGAGAACGATCTGATGATCAAAGAGAAGATCCTGATAACGACGAACGAAGAGATCGAGATCGTTCTGACGATCATAGAGAAGATCGTAGAGAAGATCGTAGAGAAGATCGTAGAGAAGATCGTAGAGAAGATCGTGATAACGACGATGAACGAAGAGAGCGCGAACGAGAACGATCTGATGATCGTGATAAATCTCCTGCAAAGGAAGAAGATGATGGTTTATCTTCTCGTTTAAGAGAATTACTAAAAGACGATAGATCTGATAGTAAACGTAATAATGATGACGATGAAGAACGAACATATGTTGCTCCAAAATTATCAGAGATTTCCGGTGGTTCATTTGTTCCTAAAAAAGTTATTAATGATGTGTCAAATAATTCATATGATGACGAAGATTTAAAACGAGAACTTTTATTTAAGTTTGATTTATTACGAAAATCCTATAAAAATTCACCTATACCTGATTTTACTATACACAGTGATTACATGACAATGCAAAGAGCATACGACAATACGATTCGTCAAGTAAATGTTGATAATAATATTGAAACATATAAAAGTTATCTTATTACAGGGTTTTATATTACAGAATTTGTTTTAGGTTATTGGTTAAAATTTGATATGCAAGATTTTACAAAACAACAAATTGTAAATATGAATAAATATGAATATCTTTTAATTGAATTAGGTGAAAAGAATTATGTACCGGAAGGTAGTAAATGGCCTGTAGAACTTCGTCTATTGTTTACAATATTAATTAATGCAGCAATATTTATTGTGACTAAAATGGTCATGAAAAAGATTGGAAATAATTTATTTGGAATGACCGACGAACAGCCTCAACAAGTGCCAAAAAGAAGAATGAGAGGTCCAGATGTAAATTTATAAAGAAAAAAAAAACATTATTTATAAATATATTTATAAATAAAAATGTCTGGCGCTAAAGATATAAAAGATATGAATCTAGAAGAACTAAAAGAACATTTAATAAAAGACGAAAAAAAGCTTCGAGAATATGTTTTGGTATGCAGAAGATTGTTAGAAAATAGCACAGAAGAACTTGATAAATTAAATGCTTTATGGAAAAATTTTATGAGTGCTAAAACTAGAGAAGATAGACAAAAATTCTTAACACAATTAATCGACAAGTTAGCAAATACTATTTACAGTAAAATACCCCAGAAAGAAGACGATGTACCATATACATCACCTGAAGACGAACAAGCTCAAGCTGACGCTGACCAATTAGCAGCAAACCTTTTAGGTGGTAAAAAACCTAAACCTCGTACTCCTTCACCTCCTCAACCTCCTAAACCTCGTACTCCTTCACCTCCTCAACCTCCTAAACCTCGTACTCCTTCACCTCCTCAACCACGTTCACGTTCTCCTTCTAATTACGATTGTGATTCATGGATTATGAAAACTAAAAAAAAAGAGGGAGATGTTGATTTTGCAGACATTGTTTTTGTATGTGGTAAAAAAGAGTTATCTTTTGAAAAATTCAACAAATCTGTCTTAAATAAGAAAAAGGTTTCTCCTTATATGATTAAAGGTATCACTTCGAACAGTTCAAATATTTTAAAGGACAAAAGTGGTGAATATTGGTTAACATATAGCGCAAAAGAAAGTTTATTAAAAATCATCGTAATAAATGGCAAAAATCGTCAAAATTTAGAACATATACCTAAAGATTTAAGTGATTATTTAAAAAATAATAATTTATGTCCTATTAAAAAAGTAGACGGAAATTTCACTTTTCTACCAAAGGTAGAAGTTTACCCTGTTCTTTCACCACCAAAATCACCTAAAAAACCAAAATCGCCACCAAAATCACCTAAAAAACCAAAATCACCTAAAAAACCAAAAGAACCAAAAGAACCAACAGAAGAAGAAAAGAAACAAAAAAAAGTAAGTGAATATCTAACACTTTTAATGAAAAAAGATAGAACTGCTTGCGATGAAGATAGCCCATGTAGTGACGACAAATACATGTGTGACGTAGAAGCTAAAAAGTGTATGAAAAAACATTTTGCCCCATACGAACCATATGGAAAAGATACAAAAGTATTTGAACATAATGGTCATACTTATATAGGTAAAAAAGGTACGATTGAAGCATTGGAAGAAAAATTAAAGAAACAAAAGGAACCTGAACCAGAAGAAGAATCAGAAGAAGAATCGGAAGAAGAATCAGAAGATGATGTAGACGTAGATTTAAATCTCGACGAAGATATAGATCTTGAAAATTTGACGGCATTACAGAAAGAATTGTTTGACTGTTTAATGAAAGGAGGTTCTCCTTAATAAATTTATTTATTAATTAATGAAATAATTAATAAATATGTAAAAAAATTATTCTTCAAAAAAAAATTCAAAAAGATCACCGTATGTCAATTTTTCTGCAATAGGAATAGATTTTTCATATGTATATTCATTTATAAAACATAAACTTTCAGAAATACATTCATATGATTTTTCTGTAATCATCTCTTCTATGTATGATTCATTTAGTTGTAATGTATCAATTACCGGAATTTCCGTCTCTGTTATATCTTCATTACTCATCTTTATTTTATTAATATTTAGAACTCTTTAAATATAAAAGTTTACAAAAAGATTCATATGAATAGTCTTTGTAAATCATATTTCGTCTTTCTAAAATTTGTATTAATCTATTAAAAATAATTACAGTATCTTCTCTATACTCTTCCATCCATTTATCAAATGTCTTTTTCATTTTGCGATTTTTATTACGATTTTTATTAATATACAATTCTTTATATTATTGATTTAATTCGTTTAATTCTTCTCTTAACTCATCATCTAAATCTATTTCTGATTCAGAATCGATCACTTCAATTGAAGCATTCGAAGAATTTGATTTTTTTGGTGGCATTGCCATTGAAAAAATTTCGATAATATCTTCTGATACAAAATCGACTTGTTCTTTACTTTGTTCTTTACCTTGATCTTTACCTTGTTCTTTACCTTGTTCTTTACCTTGGTCTTCTTTCATTTGTCGTAATTGTTGTTGATATTGTTGTTGTAATTGTTGAATTGTTTGGTTTGCAGAAACTTGCTGTCTCTGTATCTGTTGTCGTAATAAAGAATTTTCTTGATATAATTTTTGCAATTCGGGGTTAGATTTATCACCCTTCATTTCTTTTTTAATAGTTGTCAATTCTTGTTGTAAGGTATCAGTAAGTGTAATTAATTCTTCTTCTACTTTTTTAACACGTTCTTCGAGTGTTTTAGAACGATGATGAAAAAAATATGCCATCGACCCTACCAAAACAAGCTCGACTGAAACATGAACAAGAAATTTTCGATCTTGAAGGACTGATATTGCCATCGTGTTTTTACTATATGATAATCTTTAAGTTGTATAAAAATCAATATTAATTTTATAAATCAATTCAAAAGATAGGTGTAAAATTAAAATCAAGATGTTCAAAAATCTCCTTTACAATCTCATCATGGAAACTTTTTCGGTCCAATGTTTTTAACATGTTAAAATCTGACTGTTTACATGGATATTTATGTTTACGTAATAATTGAAATAATACATATTGTGTATTAATAAAACTTTTTCGTTCAATCTTTCTCGTAAATTTAAATTTTTGATCATATATATTTGAAATCTTGTCAAAATCCTCCATTAAACTATCTTCTAAATGCGAAATATCATCTACCTTTTTACCGGTTAATTTATGATAGATTAATACAATATCTTCATAATGTTTTGAATGACCTGTCTCTTTTAAAAAAAGCAAGATGTGTTCTTTTGTTACTTTAGAATAACGTAAGGATAAATCATCACAATTTACATCAATAATTCCATGTAATTCAAGTTGACGTTCAATGTCTCGAAAAACTTTTTGATCAATTGTTGAATTTTGTTTACCTTGATACTGATTGATACAATCTTTAAAATGTATCCGTCTTTCATATGTATATTTATTTGATATATTAACCCTTGCAATATCTTTATAACAAGATGATTTATATGATTTTTCTTCCTGTGTTCCACATGACTCGCAAATTTCTACATTATTATATTCATTAAAAATGAAATCTGTACTTGATTTACATCTCTTGCATTCTCTTTTTTTTGGAGGAGATTTATTGTTTTTTGAAACAATATCGTCAAGTTCACCATAATTAATATTGTAATTATCTAATATATCCAAGTATTTTTTTACAACCGTGCGAATTTCTTGCTGATTTGTGTCTTTTTTCGTCATGAATGAAATTTTTTTGGGTTGAAGTGTCATTTGTTTGTATGTTTCCAATATTGGTGTAACATCCATAATATAAAAATTTAAATTGGTTTGAAAATCATTATATCGCTGTTTTTCATTTACTAATTCTTCAAATTTGTCTTTTAAATCTTTTATAATATGTATTGACAATTTTTTATCTTTTAATAGTTCATTAATTTCTTCTATATTTTTTTCTATTTCAACCATTTTCTCTTCATTTATTTTCCATTTATCTCTTATGTTTTTATCAATATGTAATATATCAATTTCCATTGGAAATTTATTTATGTATAGTTATCTTTTTAACTATACATATTTTACCTCACGATTTGTGGGGTTTTCTTTAAATCGCTTT